TGGAATCATCCTGATAGGGAAGAAGACGAAGCCATTTTAGCCTGGCTAAGGGCTAATATTGTTGACGAATATGAGGTAATCATACTGGGCTCAAATGCTCTCAAAGTTGTCATTGGATCGAACATCGCCAACACTAGCTCATTCAAGCCAGAGGATTGTCTATTTTTATTCAAGAGTCCGCGCGATGCGCTCTTGTTCAAACTAACTTGGGGTGGAAGATAATGGCAGCAAAGAAGCCGGCCGCAGCAAAGAAATCACCGGCAGAAAAAAAGCCCAGCCTGGATATCAAGGACGAAATGCTGTATAGTGATTACAAGGTCTTTGATTGGCTAGATAACCAAACACCGGAGATGGCAAAAACATTCAGTCCTATTGTGGCTATGAAATGGCAAAGCGTCTTACAATCTCCAACCGGGTATGATGATCCCAGTCTGGTTCGAGCAACACCTGAAGAAACTGCTGATTTTATCATCACCGTGAATGAGGTGGTAAACCAAGGGTTCTGGGATTTGAGTCGCTATCCGGATCTCCAGTGGCGGCTTATGTGTGCCGTTGGATTAGGTAAGCCATTCAAGCATGGCTGGATTCCTCTCGCCACATCAAGGAAAAAGGTCGGTAAGATTGATGCGGTCCTGCTGGAACTTTATCCACAGCTCAACAACGAAGAACTATCCATTCTTCGAAGTAAGTTCACCAGAGAATCCTTCAAGCAGCTTTTGCTAGATATGGGCAAACCAGATAGTGACATCAAACCTTTGATGGATGAGTTCAAAAAGATCAATGGCTGAGATTTCAACAAAAACCAAAAGATCCAAAAAGATTGCGGTTGAACCCGTTGAGCCAACCTTTCGTTGTGAGTTTTGTAAGAAAGAATTCTCTCGAGAAAAGAGTCTTATCAACCATATGTGTGAAAAGAAACGCAGATGGTTGTGGAGAGATGAAAAGTATATTCGTATTGGTTTTATGGCGTTTCAAAAGTTTTATGAGCTCAGTCTCAAATCCAAGAAGGCCAAAACCTATGAAGAATTCATGGATAGCAAGTATTTTACTGCCTTCACCAAATTTGGAAGACATATTGAGAATATAGTGGCCATTGAACCAATGGGATTTACTGAGTTCTTGATCAAAGGAAACGTCCGATTAGATGATTGGACAAATGAAGTCTGGTATGAATCTTGGACAAGAGAATTGGCCAAGAAAGAAGATCCAATGAAAGCGGTAGAACGGAATATTCTCCTCATGGAGCAATGGGGCAGAGAATATGATGAGAACTGGGTAGATTTCTTTAGAAAGGTTTCTCCCAGTCAAGCAACTATCTGGATAAGAAAAGGACGTATCTCTCCCTGGTTGCTCTACTCAGGCGTCGGTCAGCCATTATTTGACAGACTGACTGATGAGCAGCTAGGGTTAGTAAAGGAATGGATCAATCCTATGTTTTGGTTACCTAAGATTAGGGACAACAAAGCAGAAGTTGAAAACATTCGACTGATCCTTCAAGAGGCAGGTGTATAATGATTTCCAATAATTCAGGTAAAAGCGTTTCCCTTTCATTAGATGATTATCTCAATAACACGGTGATCAGTAGAGAGGCTATGTCTGGTTACCAGCCGAGCATTGAAGAACTGGAGCGAATGGATCAGTATCGTCGTGATAGAGAACTCAGGGAAGCTGAATATCGTGAAAAGATGGAAGCTCTGAAGACATTCTTTCCACGTGGACATGCTGTAATTCCTAATTTTGATATCATCATTGATATTGCCAGAGAGAATCAGCTAAACCCCCTTTATGAACAAGTCCTAGAGGAGTTTGAAAAGGCACAGAGTGCTCTCCACCGTTCTGCGAACAAGTTAGCCAGTGCGGTAAAGCTAACTGATAGCGAAGAGATAGAACGTCGGGCCAAATCCACTGATCTTGATTCTATTTTTAAAAAGATGAGTCTGAATAATTCTTATGGTTGGCTGCCTTCTTCTAATTTCAATTCTATTCAGACAACTGGTCTTATCAACGGTATGCCTAATTTGTCTAACTCGCCAAAATCGTCTATTTCAAAAAATTCGAGTGATGACGAGAAAAACCAAACTAAGCCAATTCAAACAAAATCTGGTATTATGAATTGGCTAAAGGGCCTCATCCTATGAAGCTAACCAAAGATTCAATGGAATTGAATCGTGATGACATGGTGGATTTTGCTCGTAATTCTGGCAATGTTTTCTATCGTAAAGCATTGTCAGAATACGACACCGCCCAAGAAGTCTACGAACTTGCCAAGGCTGAACGAGACGCAGCTTTTCACAAGCTCGCTATGCAGATCAAACTAGCTGACAGCGAAGAGTATATCAGGATTGGTTTGAACTGGGATGAAATGAACAAAATGGATCCTGGTCAAAAGATTGCCTACTTGATTAGCAAGGGTAAGTTTCGTCTTGGACACACCAATATTTGTAAGGTGGGCGATAGCCCAAACTACTAAATATCTGATGTCAGACGATTCGTATTTTAGTTCTATGTATGGCGGTAGCATTTACCGCGACGACAAACCGCAAAAGCCGGTGTCGCCCGTGTCAGCCACTAAATTGGCTAGCCGAGTGATTGGCGGTATGAAGGCTCAAAACAGCCATACGAAAACTGTTGAAATCGATGGTGAGCTTCACACTTTTCCAAAAGCGGAGTATGTAGCTCAAATGGAAACTCAGCTACGAGAAGCCCGCAATAAAATCCGTGATCTTGAAACCAAGCAACAGCGTTTGATCAAAGCCAACAACCGTATCATGGACAAACTCCGTCAGATTGAAAACGACCTAGCTAACAAAATTGACGTACGATAATCAGTCATCATAAACTGGTGACATGGGAAAATTCGTACCAGACGTCGATATAGATTTTGCTAACCGAGATCATGCGTTAGAGGGGCTTGTACACATACCTGCGAGCCGCATAGAGCGTGATGATCTGAGAAAGCATGTTGTGGGTGTCTATATGCAGGCGATCCCACAAGACCCTCTTACGGGCTATTCTAGCATACCTTATGAAGATGCCGAGGAGCGTGGCTACTTCAAAATCGACTTTTTGAATCTCAACATCTACAAACAGGTCCGAGACGAGGATCATCTAAATGATCTTTTGTCCAGAGAACCCTTGTGGGAACTGTTGGATGATCCGTTGATTGTTGAACAGCTCTTTCAACTAGGTGGTGTTATTGATGGTATTCCCACAAGTGACCTCCTGAGTGCCTATAAGCCTCGATCTATCATGGACTTGGCCATTTTCTTAGCTTTGATCCGTCCAAGAAAGAAACACCTGATAGGGCTTGAATGGGATGACATAAAAAAGGATATCTGGTCACCCGGTGATGAATCACTTTATGGCTTCAAAAAGGCTCATAGCGTTAGCTACGCCCACGTGATAGTAGTTCAGCTCAACCTACTCTTGGAACAAGCTAATGCCACCGGAGAATAGGACGTATCGAAAGATATCTTACCATTATGCCGATCAGCCGTGGCTTGATGTAGAAGCATGGATGAATCTAGAAGCTTCTGAGTATTTTATGTTCTCAATTAGAATGGCTCGTCTGGTAACTGGTGAGGAATCTTTAAATTCTGGTAGATTCTCATTATTCTCAGATGAGATATATGATTATACCGTGGATATAAGTTTCAAAAATGAATGGAATTCCTATGAAACCTTATTCACTGAGAGGCTGGATTGGATTTCTCAGAACGTCACTGATAACTGGGGATTTGATATCAATGTGCCACATCTTGGTATAGGTTCAGAAAATACATTGAGCTTTAGCTTTAAGAATCTAACTGATGCTCTAAGGTTCAAGCTGTCTTTTTAGTCCTGCTTGCGAACTAGCTGAATCTGTCGACGCTTGACTCGTTTGACCATAACGGAATCAAGACTAACACAAGGTCCCTGTAGAATTTCAAAATCGCTACTGATGAACGTTTTAAGGTATGGACGAAAAACTGCCCATCTTTCCTTTAGAGTAACGTTGATTGGCATCTGTCGATTTGTTTCCCACCACCATTCATCGCCCAGTTGGAGAAACAATTTTTTATGTTCTTCGTCTGGTAAGGAGTTGTAAACATACATCGATGTTATCTGGTTGTCAGAGTTTCCCACGATGCCAAGATACTCTTGATCTAAGTATCGACCCAAAGTCAAAAATGGAAAATTCTCTAGCTGGGGCAACACTTTAAAGCAACCTATACTCTCTAATAAAT